GCGTATGTCCACCTATTGCTCCTGCCATCTCCTGCCTCAAGTATCCCGTAATCATCTCCGTTCAAAACCATAGGGCTGTCTTTGACGGATACATACCCGTACTGATTGCCAACATTATAAACTGCCCTGCCTTTCCATGCAGCGTTGATATAACCTACTCTTCCTATCTCGTTAATGTCGTAGAAGGGCATAGTTTCTATGGATATGGTGACGTTGGCACTGATTGTTTTGTCTACCTCGAAGTAATACCAGTAAGAATAGTATTGAGAGGTATCAAACTGACATTGCTCTGCTGCTGTGGTTGGCCTTCCTACTGTTATCCATCCGGCCTTGCTCATTCCGCTAGTGCCATCCGTTACGGTTCCCATAGAGGTAAAACCTGCACCTGTCCACGTATAAAGGGCATCTATGGTTGTGGTGGCCGTGGTGTTTGGTGTCTCTCCGGGGTCAGCATAGAATCCCTGTATCGGTTGCCATGAATTGAAGTACACCTTGCCATTAGCGGTAAGGCTGTTTATCTGGACGGTATCACCGGCATAGGTGTAGAAGGCTGTGCCCGTATCTGCCTGAAATCGTGCTTCTATGGCATATATAGGGTTTCCGTCCCATACGTTGACTATGCTTTCAAAGTGCTTTGATGCTGTACCGTCCGTTCCGTAGGTAAGGGATGAGATTTGAATGGTGTCCAGTGTTGCGGAAGTTTCCCACTGATACCAGAACCCTGAAATTCCATACATATAATGTGGTATTTCATCGGTTGGTTGGCTCCATGTCATAGAACCTGTATAGCCCATAGTGGCAACTGTTGGGTGTGCTGCTCCTTGGTCTGCCGTATAGGTTCCATCACTCAATATTTCACCAAGAGTAAAGGCCCCGCTTCTAGCTCTTATTTGATATGTCAGGCTTGTGAGTGCTGCAACAATAACGCACGTTTTTCCACTTGAAGCTCCTGTGATTGTGGCACCAACGGCCCAAGCTGTTGCCGGGGCAACGTCCAATGTTAGGACTTCAGTACCATCAGATTCCGCAGTGTCATACCAACTGTTATCAGACTTTCGATACTTCAAGGTTCCGGTAGCGGCATTATTGTTGACCTGGCCTGATACGAAAGTGAAGGTAAGCCGATTGGCCGGAACAGGGGTGCAAATATAAAGGCACTCATAAGCAGCAATGGTAGCAAGTGTGGTAAGCGTGGCGTAGGTAGCCGTACTACCGTCCGTGACTACCTGAGTGTTATCCGTTCCTAACTGTGGAATGGTAGCAGGGGTGGCAGAACCGTCATACTCTATGAACGCCTTGACATAGTTAGCGGTTCCGGCGCACACCTGATGCTGGTCAACACCGTTGGAATGAAGGCAGAGTTCTTTTAGGGTAGACCAACTGGCCGACTTCTGGCTTGCACTCCCACTGAATACCTCAGCACCAAAAGCTCCTGTGGTTACGGTAGGGGGAGCATCCGTGGCTTCAAGTATATCACCATCGGAGGCTTGCTTGTAGAAGTGTCGCTCTGTGCGTTCACCCTTGACATATTGGTAGAGAGATTGCCCTTTAGTCCCGCCACTATCTGCCGTGGTATGCTTGGTTCGCATCCCCTTTCGTTTCTCTAAACCGGGATGCTTGCCTCTCATGTTCTGGACAGCAGAATAGCCACCGGAAGGTATCTGTACCCTCTGTAAACGGGTGTTCATTCCCCCACGAAAGGGTATCGTTTGGATATCCTTTTCTTTCAGTTTCTTTTTAGCCATTAGCGTCTTTTCTTGAAATTAACCGTGAAGCCCTTTTGCTTAATCATTGGCCTCAGATTAGCGTCATCTTCCTTTACCTTCCTATCCCAATTAACCAGAAATTCCTCTGCAAACCGTATTTCCTCATCACGGTATTTGTACTTAGCAGCCGCATATTCTATAATGGCCTCCATTGCCTTTTGCTGGAAACGATATACTCCGTAGTCGCTAAATACAGGCTCAGGACGTTCCACATACCACACCCGTACCGTGTCGCTTGCATCATCAGGGGGAGGGGTTAAGATAAGTTCGAGTCTGCCTTGCGGTTGAATCACGTAGGCATCGGAACTCGTCCAATCACAATCACTGCCACTGTCTGATACATCGAATAACGCACATTCAAGGTTAGTGGCATCTGTAATTGACAATACTACCCCTGTGCTTGCGTCCGTTGTATTGTGAATAGTGTCACCGGGGGATACATAGTCAGTCGTGGTGAATAGGGCAGAGGTATCCGTTAAGGTAACTTGACCGGCGGCATCAGCGGCGGTAGACGTAGCCGTACCCGTAATCTGAGAATACATGGTTTGTTGGTCACGTATTGAGAAGTGGCTTGGAATGTCTACGGCATCATTAGCGGTAAACTGATTTGCACTGATAATATGCTCATAGTCCTTCCATGTGAGAAAACTATCAGATGAATAGAGTATATACGTTTCACCACTAGCCATGATGTGTTCTGTCAGGGTAAGCTGCCCTGAATCTACATAGGCTGAAACTGTGGTATAGGTATCATCTGTGGTATTCCAGACGATATTCCCCACATTGGTAGCGGCGAACCCGCCGTCAGCATCGTGTAAATAGCTGGACTCGGTTGCATCGGCGGCACCCGTAAGTATCGTTGGCCTATATCGGACATACCATCGGTTACTCTTATCCCTCAGATACAGTTTCATAAACTTTGCATCGAGAGCATAGTTTGTCTGATCGGCAACCGTAGTGATATCTTGATAGGAAGTAAGGCAGTTAGTCTTTGCTACGTACCTCTGCGCACCTTGCCATAGGAAGGTGTAAGAGGTCTTGTCCTCCATCCATGTGCCAACGGATTCCTCGTCAAGAACCTGCTCTAGTTGAAAGAGAGCTTCTTTACCATCCATGACATACCTCCGCCTTTATAGGGTTTTGGTACATTTCAGGATGATACTGTATCCGTGACCAGACGAAGCTAAGGCAGCAGTAAAAAGGAAACTCACATCTCCGGTATAGCCAGTAGCCAGAGTATTAACAAGCGGGGCACCTGCTTTTCTGAAATTGATATGCCCAGTCTGGTTTGCCGGTAACATCCATGCAAGGACATCGGTTGTCGCATCCCATAAAATCTGAACCCCTGCCCCAAAAGTTGAGAAGGTAATCTCATCTATACTTACTAAGTAACAGGGAACACCTAATGCACTTACATCTACTTTGACTGTAGCAGCTTCACCAGTCCCATCGGATATGTTAGTAAACTTCGCCATGTAGGTTGTACGGTTATCTATCAAAACCTCTGTTGCGACTGAATCGCCCATAATTATACTCCTTCATCCGGAAAGACTACATCCTGCTTTCCAGTGTTTCTATCCCGCCTGAGATATTCCACGTTGGTAGGTTCACCGAGATTTTTGCCGAGAATCTTGAACATCTTGGAAGCCTGGTTCATGCTCGCTTTGCCGTTGACGAGTCTTATCCCGCAACTGGCAGCAAGCTCCTTGTCAACCTTGATTCCGGGTTCTATCATTCTCTTAGCAATTTCATGTGGAGAGGCAAGACCTTTCATTATTTCAGTCCGGGTAAACATAGCATCTCGAATGTCGTTACCAACCCGTTTGTACTGCTCATTTACCCTATCCTTGTCTTTGCCTTTCAAAATCGGTTTGGATTTCTCGATAAGGTTGAGCCTTCTCTTTAAAACGTCTAGCTCTTCCTTTGTCCTTTCTATATCATCCCACCGAACCCCTTTAGCCTTTAATGACCGTTCTCCTCTCCCGATTTCCTCTCGCAACTCATCTATGTTGTTCTCGAAGTAATACGCGGGATACTCTGATTTAATAACGCCTTTTTCTGTACGATCCACCTCACCGAAAAACTGAATTCCACTATCGGTTTCCGGTTCTTTCTTTGTCTCGACTGGCATAAGTCTCCTGTTGGTTAAAGGTTATTAGGTTAATATTCCTCCTGTCTTATAATGAGTTTATCATGGGAATAGGTGCCCTGTTCTCTGCGCCTTGCAGATTACCTCTTTTGGCAAGTCTCCTATCTATCGTCTCAAGTATTCTTCGCTGTTTGTCAGGATTAGAAACCTTAACTATGCTATCATGCAAATTTTTTTGAATTACTCCTTCTTTTAGGAATCCATCAACCTTATTCATGTTGTCTTCTTTAGAGTTCTCCTTTTGTTTCTCTTCTTTTTTTCCCATCCTTTTCTCCTTTCCAGTTATATTTTTTCTAAAAGAGTTGACCTTAAACAACCACCTTTTAATCCAATTTTTTTTTCAACCCATTTAGCCTTATCCCAATTTTCCTCAGTCATCCCCTTGAGACCATCTTTCCTTAGATTGTCTTCCTGCTCGCTTCTAGTTTTACCGTATGGTGTTCTACCCTTTATGATGATCCCTAGTTGTGGCATAATATCCTCCTATGATTCAGGTGATGGTATATATTCCAGAATTGCCATTAAATTGGCATAAGTCGTGGTTCCATCTGGAAACAATGTTAATATTTGATTTCGTAAAATGCTTCCTTCGCCCATATTGATAAACCCACATGAAAGAATTATTTGTAATTTTTCTTTCTGTCCATCTGTTAGAGCATTATATTCAGAGGCATCAATACATTCTGCTATTCGATAAGTTTCAAACCTTACAGAAGCCAAACTGTTTTGTACCATGATGTTATTCCTTTAGTGGGGGAGAGAATCCCCTCCCCCGTTAGTTATCTGTTAACCAGCGTCAGCCATAAGAGCAGCAAAGCAATAGTTTGAACCCCAACCAACACCATTAGGAGCCAACATTCCAGTTCCGTTATCGCCAGTAGTGAGTGTAGCTTCATTGCCAAGATGACAGTTCGTAATTAATCCTTCCTCACTTCCCACCATTGACACATATCTAGCAGGACCGCCGGCAGCATAAGCAGGGCAACGATGAGCAAAGTACATATCGTTGACGAGTATGTCCGAAGTTCCCTGGCAATAGGTTGAAATATCAGCAGCAACATCCGTGTCATCGTCTGCATAAAACACACAATGTTCCATCGTGGTCGCAACCGAAGTGGACACATTAGAAATGAGCGTAATGCCTGCTACACAATTCCTGAATCTACAATGGTTGATTACCACATACCATGTCCCAACAATCGATATTCCACCATTGCCTCCCGTGCCTGTAAGGCTTTGGGGGGTTGCCCCTTCCAAGTCCTCAAATGAACAGTTGTAAATACTAAGAGCTTGAGGAACAGCAGAGGTAGTGCCAGTCGAGTTAGGTGCATATATCCCGGCTGTGGCCGTTGAAGCATTAGCCCATCCACCTGAAAAATGAATATTCTCAATAGCTACCAACGGAGCATTAACCGTAAAAATCGGGGTTTCTGTTGCATCCATTCCCATTAAATATGGGGTCATTGGATAACCGATTTGACCAGCATGAGATACGCCAATAATGGCTAAACCAGTATTAGCAACGGCTATGGTATGGTTCGCGGCCGTTCCTTTATATGTTGCCGGATCAGTGTCGCTAAATGAGTTTTCTAATATATAAATCACATCATATGCGTTAGCAGTGGATAGGGCTTGCTGTACTGTAGCAAAAGCCCAATCTGGAGATTTTCCGTTATTTTGGTCTCCACCATCTGTACCATCAACAAAATAAGTGGTAGACTCCTTCTTCCAACCAAAACCACTACCAAAAACAGGAACTCCAAAACTTGAAATTCCATGTGGAAATCTTGTTAATCCCATAATTATTCTCCTTCAGGGACGTTGCCATCTCTCATGCACCGCCTCAAGGAATTAAACCTTGACTTACCCGGTTTGTACTTAGGGGACCCCTCATCAGGTATCCCCTAAGTGTTTAGTTGTTTACGAAACCAAATTGCCGTAGGCCCATCTCCAATCCCTAAAACCGTATCCAATCCTGAAGTACATGGACTGTTGAACGATCTTGGTCTGGAAATCAACATTGGTTGCACTCTCAGGGGCCACTCTCTCAATCCACATCAGGTCACGCTTCATGGCATCAAGATCAACCATAAACCCAGTTTTGTTATCGCTCGGCCTTTAAGCCTTGCTTCTTACCCTTTCGGGCAAGCTCGGACTATCTCTTCACTTTCGTGAGCGGCACTCGTGTCGGGCGTATTGGTTAGTGTATCCTCACCCATTAGTCTCTGAACCTTCCAACCTATTAAATCTATCACTTTCGGTTGGCTTGGCTGCGGATTGCCATATGCTTTCGCACTTAGGGATCCCCGCAATTCACCGCTTTTGCAAACTAAACCTGAAAAATATTCTTCCCATTCTTTTTCCTTGCCTTTAATTTTAGAATGGCAAGATCGACAAAGAGTGATTAAGTTTTTTTCGTCAAAAATCAATTCAGGATATTCTCTTCTTGTTTTGATATGATGAACATGAGGATAATTCGTGTTTCCACAAATCACACATAATGGAAAACGTCTTAATATAATTTGTTTTAACTTACGAAATTCAGGAGTTTTTAAACCTTTTGAACTGATTGCTGTTATGCCACCCTTCCAACTAAAAGAATTTTCTCCTGATCTATTCTCACTCATCCAAGAATAGTAACATTGATAATTACAAAAATTTCTTTCTCCTAATTGACAAGAATATCTGATTATAGGTTTTCGACAATAGGCACATTTGATATGATTTATATTCTTACGTGGTCTCACTTTATTCATTTCTATGCCAAACCGATTAAAGTATTTCCAAATCGTTGCTTTACAAACGTGTAAGTCTTTGGCGATTTGAACAATAGTCTTATCTTGGTTTTTATATTGTTCTATCAAATATGCTTTATTTCTATATTTCATCTTTAATTCAAGCTTAGCTGAACCGTTATTTCACAGTTATTGGTGTCGCTATCGTCCATCCTTAGATAAGGAATAACCTCATAGCGACCAGCCGCCATATTCACGTTACCTTCAGCAGAATCCATTCCCTTCGGTGTTCTCACCAGCTCGTAGGCATCATCAGCGAGATTATCGGGAACGATAAGAGCGAGATTGTCCGAGATAGCAACTCTCTCAGAAATGTCATCCCTGAATTTTCGCATCAAAATCCGTGTAGCCGCCACGTTGCTTTTACCAAAAGCCAAGGTTCCACTATTATCGAAACCACTGGCAGTAGAGGTTCCAGACTTTGTGGTATGTGAAGAACTACAAAGAGAAACGCCTTCCTCTGACTCCATAAAATCGAAAGCAGCAGAAAACGCATTGGTAAAGGTTTTTACCCCATACTTCTCACGCACCCTATGTGCAGACCTTAAGAGGCCCTTAGCCTCGTCTATGAGAACGGTGTACTTGTTGTCATCCAGGAACTTACGCTCCCACTGCAACCCGCCTCCGAACTCACCAGGTTCAATTTTGGTGTGGTATCCAGGATAAACAGAAAGATAAGTTATCTTCCCGTTGAACCTTGGGATATCGGGCACATTGCCCACACTGTAAAACTCCTCCCATGCACTATCGGAATCAAGCACCCGGTAGATCTTGGAGATCATGGAAGGAAGTTCTTTGAAGGCATCAGGGCCGGTTACTTCTCGTAAATCATTGACAAGCAACCTAACAAATGCCGCACTATCCAATGGATTAGCCATAGTATCTTACCTCCTTCCTTATGTAGCCGCAGTACGGTCAGTCCAATGGAAGAAATTAGAAATATTCCATCTGAACTCGACCCACTCTTGGCCTTTTTCAAGGTTAAGTCTGATTGTGTCGATTCCTAAACTGTTAGTTGCCACCCCATCATCAATGTCAAAACAGTTACAATAGGTTGCAGCTAATTGGACTAACGACAAACCAAACATATTTACGTTGACGACAACAGCCTTGTCACCGATTACCGTATCTGCATAAGTAGGCAGATTCCAGGTATGGGCGGTTGTGCTTGCACTGTCCAACTTTCTATATGTCCCTGCACATAGGCCGGTTCTAAAATAGATAGTTGCATATCCGTCAACAGTGATTACATCACAAGCTCCCGTGGTAGCTAGGACTCCAGATGTGCTTCCAGCAGTAACCGTAACTTCGGTTATTGGAGTACCCGGAGCATCAACCACGAGTTCTGTTTTCATAATCGTTGTTGCATCAATGAGGGTAGCCTTAACCATCGGCTCCCTCGCCCCTTTTACAAAATTTCCATCTTGCCCTACATATTCAGTGGTAGAATCGTGGGGAGATACATAAGCAAGATATTGTTGTCCCGCTGTGCTAACTGGGCGTCTCATGTTATTACCGATTACAGCTCCAAACGGAACATCGTAATTAGTAATATTCAAAGCACCTGCCGCTACTGGAAACTGAATAAACGCAGTGGTATCAGCGATTGTGGACATATCCACGCAAATCATTGAACCCGTATATACAGTACCGTAGGTAGGCACCCAAATAGACTGAGGAACGCCTTGAGATTGAACTATAGGCATCACAGCCTCCTTTTTGTTTGATCGTTAATTGTTAATAGTCCCCTCGATAATTAGGAGAATGGCACAAAGGGCACCCTCCTGATCCTTCTGGTTGATACCGAGTAGCCGACCATGTTCCACCAGCAGCCTCACATATCGTTTGAGTT